TGATTCTCGCAACCAAGAAATTGCAGAGAACTTTTATATAGAACGGGCTGATTTCACAGTTACCCGCGATATGGGGAATGTGTTCGCAGATCATTTATTTACAAGCTATCCACTAACAGCAAGCAGAGACCTGTCTGATCAGATGGGCAATATCATGCGCCGGGTGATGTATGACCCAAGCTCGCACGTCAATCGAGCTACTAAAGAGGGCGATAGGGATTATGTAAACTTTGGTAACTGCGTGTTATCGGTAGTCCCGAACCAGAATCGTAACGGATTACTCTATCGTAACTGGCATCTTCGCGATGTTGCTTGGAATGAGAATTCTAATGGCGAGGTTGAGGCTAAATATTGCAAGCGCAAGTACACTATTCAGCAGCTCAAGCAGTTGTTTGGTGATAAATGTCACGATAACGTCAAGAACGCCGACGCAAAGGACGCAATGAAGGAGATTAAGTGTCTTCATATTGTCGTGCCTAATGATCAGTACGGCATTACGACCAAGCTTAAGAACATATCGATCTTCATGGACGTTGATAACCAGCATCCAATGGAGATTACACCGATAGCCACAAACTATTACATCGTGCCACGATGGGCGACTATCTCCGACTCTCAATACGCCTACTCTCCAGCAATGATCGCCGCTCTACCTGATGCCCGGTTGATGAGCGACTAGGCGCAGCGCTAAGGCCGCTTAATATCGATAGGTCCGGCATCCCGCTAGGAATGGAGCTGGCAGATAGAACTCAGCAGATGCTAGCAAAGGCATTGTATCTGGATAAGTTCACGCTACCTGTTTATAACGAGATGACCGCATACGAGGCCAGTATTCGGACGCAAGAGCATATCCGCACTGTAATGCCCATCTTTGAGCCAATCGAAGAAGAGTACAACGCGCCGCTATGCCAAGAAACGTTTGACGTCCTATGGAATATGGGCTGGATGGGTAGTATCCATGAGATACCTGAGTCATTACAGCGCTCTCCCGACTATCAGTTCAAGTTTATCTCACCACTATCTCAGTCTGAAGACCGGGCCGATGTGGGTAGATTCCAGGCTGTTAGTGAGATTATCAACACTGCCGCTGCGATTGATCCAGCATTCGTTAATAACATCGACCTTAACAAGTCTGGTCGTGCTGCTATCCAGGGTGCCGGTGCTCCTGAAGAGTGGTTGAATAGCGAAGAGGAAGTAGAGGCCATCCAGCAGCAGCAAGCAGAGCAAGCAAAGCTGCAGCAGGAAATGGCTATGATGCAAGAAGCTGGCGAAACGGCAAGCTCACTACAGGGAGTAGCTAATGGGTAGACGAGCTGCATACTGGCAGCCTGATAAGGAATGGCAGGCCAAGAACAAAGAAAAGATCCGCGCTCTTCAGGCGGTATGGACAGGTACAGCTAATGAAGGTCAGCAGCAATTAGCTATGACCTTCATAGTTGATGACTTGTGTGAGCGCTCAGTAAACCAGTATTACCCAACAGATAGAGATACAGCGTTCGCTTTAGGTAAGAAATTCGTCGGCGACCACATTGCGGGAGCCATTAACGCCAAACTTGGCAAAATACAGGAAGCTTAAACATGAATGATTTAGCCCTAGATAACCCAGTTGATACTGGCTCTAGCGACAGCGGTTCTATTGTCGATGCGCCAAATAACATTACCGATACACCTGCTGCGGCTAATGCTGCACCGCAGACCTGGCATGACAACTGGCGCAACGATATGGCCGGCGGTGATGAAAAGTTCATGAAGCAGCTAGACCGCTTCGGCTCTCCTACTGACGTATTCAAATCTTATCGCGAGGTGCAATCTAAGCTATCAAGCCAGCCTGCAGCTCTTGAGAAGCCTGGTGAAGATTCAACACCCGAACAGGTCAGCGCTTACCGTGAATCGATTGGCGTGCCTGAAACATTCGAGGGCTACAATCTTGATTCTGCAGACGGTACCGTTATTGGTGAGGACATTAAGCCTCAGCTAGACGGCTACTTAAAGCATGCCCATGACAACAACGTATCGCAGGATCAGGTTAAGCAGACTGTTGATTGGTTTCTGGCTGATGTTGAAGCCCAGGCTCAATCGCTTAAAACCGCAAATGATGAGGCCCGCATTGATGGTACTGCTGAGCTTCGTTCTGAGTGGGGTGGTGAGTTTCAGGGCAATATGAACGCTGTACATTCGTTGTTCACAGAGGCTCCAGAAGGCACTATGGAAGGCCTGCTGAATAGCTCTGGTGACGACGGTTTGAAGTTTGCCAACAACGCTGATAATATTAGATGGCTAGTTGGGCTTGCTAAACAGCTAAATCCGACTGCAACTTTGGTTCCTCCAGGCCCAGACCAGGCAGGAAGCATTGATACAGAGATAGACAAGATTCAAAGTATGATGAACTCTCCCGATAAGGTGGAGCGTAACAAATATTGGCAAGATGACAAAATGCAGGCTAGGTTTGCACAATTGAACCAAGCCAAGCAGGAAAGATAACTATAACCGTTTAAATCGGCTCTACGTTCCAAGGGAAGCCCGCAAGGCAACCTTTCTTTGGCCATGATAGATAACCCGTCAGCGGATTAACGCACATTTGTGCATTTAATTAATTGATCGAGGAATTTATCATGGCTGAAACAGCTTTTACAATCCAGTACCGGAGTGAGTACATTCCGGGTTTCGAGCAGAACCAATCACTATTGTCCGACTGTGTAACTACTGAATCAGTGGTTAAAGGCAATCAGGCGACTTTCTTAGTAGCTGATTCCGGTGATGCAACTACCACTACTCGCGGTGTGAATGGACGTATTCAATCACGCGGCGACAACAACTCTCAGTTAGTAGCAACTTTGACTGAAGAGCATGATCTAGTTGAAAAGACCGGCTTTAACGTTTTTGCATCACAAGGCGATCAACGCCGAATCATGCAGATGACCTCTTATGGCACCGTCGCTCGTAAGCAAGATAATCAGATCTTGACTGCTTTGAGTGCAGCTACACAGACCCAGGGTGCAGCAGCAACAGCTACGCTTCGCATGTTTACTCGCGCTAAGGCGATCTTAGGTAATAACGCAGTGCCGAATGATGGCAATGTGTGTTGCGCTATCTCACCGGCTGCCCATGCTTACTTGATGGAAACCCCTGAGTTCACCAGTGCTGATTATATGGACACTAAGCACCTCGGCGGCGGCGCACCCAATATGTTTAAGTGGGCCGGCATGACTTTTATCGAGCATCCAGGAATCTCTGGTATCGGTACTGCTGCTGAAGTTCTGTACGTGTTCCACAAGTCTGCAATTGGTCACGCTATCGATACTAGCGGAATGCAAGTATTTGCTGGCTACGACGAAGAGCAAGACTATTCTTGGGCGCGTTGCTCAATGTATATGGGTGCCAAGCTGTTACAAAACTCTGGCGTTGTTAAAATCACTCACGATGGCTCTGCTTTAGCTCTGCTTTAGCTGCTGTGTAATTAAATAGGTAAACCCCTGGCTTTGCTGGGGGCAACTTAAAAGGAATAAGATAATGGCTTATGCAACTACAGACCCACCGCAGATCACTGGCAACCCCGGCATGGGCGGCGCTGGCATTACTATTTGGTCCTATGCTTCAACTGACGTTCATACTGACGTTGATGCTTCTGACTATTTCAGTGATGGCGATGCTCTTGGCATGAAAGTAAATGATACCGTAATTGTCACAAAGACCTCAGCAACTGTTGGCGCGACGCTTCATACCGTCACCGTCGTTACTGCTGGTGGTGCTGCAACCGTCTCGGCTGCAATTTTGGCGTAATTAAGGTATACTTTGTACTCAGCCCGCTACTGGTTTTCACTGGTAGCGGGTTAACTTTAAGACAACCCAAAATGGCCCTTAATTATGAGTAATTCTAAATACACCTTCAAAGCAAATGATCTTGACCTTGCCAGCAAACATATCTTGGACTTCCATGTATTTGTTCCAGCTGGATATACAACTAAAGATATTCTTGATCCTGCATCGTGGACGCACATAGCCCACAAACTGCAGCCGATGTCCCATATTTACGTTACTGCCGAAGACAACTCTTTCTGCGCGCTACTGCGGGTTTTATCCTGCGGTCAGTTATGGGCGAAAACTTCCATTATTTGGGAGAAAGACCTAAGCTCTAACAAGATTGCTGCGCCGGCTGAAGAGCAGTTATTCGAAGTGGCCTATGTTAGCAACCGTTACAAGTGGGGCGTTAGGCGCCTTAGTGATAACGAGTGGTTAAGTAAAGAGCATGTCGATGAAGCCGCAGCTCAGCAGGCTATGGCTAACGAACTACTGGCTCAAAAGGCAGCTTAAATGGCAATTCCTACCCAGCTAGCATTATATAATCAAGCACTACGTTTAGTCGGTGAGGTGAAGTTGGCCACGCTGACAGATAACCGCCCTGAACGTCATGCTTTAGATGCTATCTGGGATGAAGACCCCATCAAGGATATTCTGGAAGAAGCCCAATGGACGTTTGCAACTAGAACGCTTGAGTGGAACTTTGACGCGAGCGTTACTAGCGACTTCGGCTACAAGTACGCATTTACCAAGCCTGCTAACTATATCCGAACTGCAGCTATATGCTCTGATGAGTTCTTCCAAGAGCCTATCACTGCGTATGCTGACGAGAACAATTACTGGTTCTGTGAGTACGAGACCA